ACCTCTGTTTGATTTAGATCTATTTGTAAGTACAAATCTTGAAGTCCTATTACATCATTAGAATATGGAATAGCAGAAATTTCAATCAAGGGAAATCCTTTTTCAATAACCGTATTAGTAATATTAATTGGAGATAATTTAATCTCTCCTTTAATGTAATCAATTACTCCCACAGATTTTTTAACTATTCTAGGTTGAGTTGGAGAATCTAACGCAAATATGTCGATAGTTCCTTTTTCATGATTATCATCAGGCATATCAGTAAAGTATACAGTTGCACTAATACCAGCAATATTAAATCCTGAAGACTTAATATTATAACCACCCTCTTTTACAAAGAATCTGTTACCGTAACAAATTTCGTATTCCGCAAAACTATTTAACGCCACTCTGAGATCCCTTCTAATCGTAATAGTCGTAATATTAGAGGTTATGCCTTCACTACTCCCATCAATCAAGTTCAAAAACTTACTATATTTGAATCTTGCTCCAAATTTGTTAATTTCAGCAGATTTTGAGTAAGTTTCTACATTTTCACTTACAATTGTAGTAATTGAATTAGCAGATTTTGCTAAATTCGCATTATAGTAAGCTGTAATGTTAGGTTCAATGTACAAATACTTCAAATCAATGATATCAACAACAATTCCTGATACAGAATACTTCTTAATTTGACTTTTTATATTTTCTTTGATTTGCCCAGACAAATATGCACCATTTGTTGGTTTTACACTTACAAAAACTTTTCCAAATTGAGGAGGAGTCAATTCTTCTCCACCAAAAGCAGAAACAGAGTCAGCTTCTGGGTATATTGTTGGTAAAATTGCTTCATAATCAGCAGAAGTGACTGCTCTATTCTGTGATGAGTAAATTCGAGTCGAATATTTCTTAATAGATTCTATGGTTTCTATATTTTTACCACCTGCAGCAATATTATCAGTCGCAACTAACGAAATTCCTGCACTAAGATTGACACCATCTCTACTTGACGTTAATTTTCCCGAAAATTCAAAAGATCCGATGCCATTTGCAGATTCTCCATTGGTTATTAAGTATGAAACTTCAATAAAACTGGGTGATTCTAACTTTTTACCAAAAACACCATCACCAAAAATCAATTCATATCGTTCATTTTCAATTTCTTGGCAAAAATAGACGGCAGATTCCCCATCTATCTCAAATAAACTTTCAGATTTTCTATATTTACGACTTGTATTTGATAATTGAGAAGGTCTAACTGTTACTCTAATGCTATCAGTATCAATATTAGAGTTTGGAAGTATAAATCTTTGATTTGGATCGAAAGAATTGACTGTAAAGTTAGTAGTAATGTAAATTCCTTCGGTAATTTCAATATTTTCAAAGTTAGCTACGTTCTGATTAACTGGAACAGTGATGTCATCCAGTACAGCAAAGGTAAAAGACTCATTATTAAAGACATTTGTAGTGCAAACTAGACCTTTATTCAAAGTAACCGTTTGAGGAGTGGATGAATAACTAGTTGTATCTACAAAAAATGATATATTTGCTTTAGCGGCCTTTTTGGAAGTAGGTGTATATCCAATATTACGTGCTAATGAGACAACATTCTCTCTTAATGTCGCACTATCAATAAAAACCTCATTCGATACCATGTTGGCATTGTAAGAGGTGATGTAAGTATTGTATGCCAGAACATCAATAATCGTAGATAAGTTAGATCCTTCAAAATCATAGTCAGTGAAATTGGAATTAGATCTAAGATAATCTTGTATTGTTGTTTTTATCTGGTCAAAATCCAGATTGGAAAAATTAACTAATGGCATTATCGTGCTGGCTCTAGGGCAAATGATAATTGTTGGGGTTGTGCCTCTACTCCAATAATCTCATATCGTATTACTACGTCAAATTCTAGTGTTTCAAAGTTTGGTGAGACTTGAGTTTTTAATAATTTAACTCTTGGTTCGTAATTGTTTATAGTATTTTGTATTTCATCCTTAATAGATGATGCAGTAACGTCATCCATATTCTCAAATAAGAGGTTATTGACGTTAGAACCCAAATTCTCATTAAAAAATCGCTCTCCTGGTGCAGTAAGCACCAAATTACGAAGAGAGCGAGCTATAGCGGTCTGATTTTTAATCGCAATAAGGTCATCATTTAAGGGATTAACCTTAAAAGACATGCTAATGTCTTTAAATGTCTTACTTATGCGTTGGACAGGCACTATTATTAGGCAAATATATCTTTATTTAGCAACTCTTTTTACCTTCCTTGTCCTCGTGAGCGTTTTTTTGCTTTATTACGAGAGGAGGCGGCATACTTAGTATGTTTTCCACCCCCTTGACGAGTTTTTTTGGGTCGAGTTTCGATCATTTCGACCCCAGTTGGACTTCTCATTGCCATTTTAGTTAGACTCCATAGTAGAACGAGACACGACGGTTAGATAACACGAGTTTTTTCGTGGCCAACACGTATCCGAGGATCGCACCAGATGTCATAACCCTTGTCGATAGCATCTAAACAGAAACTAACGTCCTCTCCACACATGTCTTGAACTGCTCCAGACTCAAACTGTTGCATCTTAGGAGCAAACCAAGGATATTCAAGGTTCTCGAAGACACCATTCTTAATCATGACCCAACCGAAACCTGTGTAATCTACGGTGAAAGGTTTCTGACGCTTTCCAATAGACTCTACAGTCTCATGATTCATGACTCCACCGTTTTTGCGGAAGTCATCTTCTTCTAGCCAGTGTGCGACAGAGGTTGTGCTACCATCTTCGGTTGCATACCATCCTCCACAGATCTCTGCTTCTTCCCTATCTGAATCTTCAGCAGGTAAAGCAAGATCACATAACTGCCAGAACTTGTCAGTGTTAAAGACAATATCCGAGTCAATCCAAAGTTGGTAATCATACTCTAGTTTACCATCCCAAGGCTTCTGATTAGGGCCACGAAGAACATTCGCACCTAATACTTTACAACGTGCAAAGTTAACCATTGATGAGTAATCTTGTGAGATTTGAATACTCATTCCATTTTGTACCATGTCGAAACACATTTGTACAAAGTTCTTTAAAAAGATATATGAACATCCTCTACCTGGTAAACAGAATACAATCTTCTTTCCTTTCCATCTAGCCTTGATTGCATCTATATCCCAATCAGCAGCTTTCTTCTTGGGTTTTGGTGGCACAGTTTTTACTGTAAATCCTTTGGCCATAGTTTTATTGAAATTTCACTTTCATTATAACATCCAATTATATATCTGTCAATATGAATCTTCTTCCCACATAGGAGTTGGGATAACCCTACCTGGCCCACCTACACCACATTTAGGCCCTAGTTTAATATATGATAAATCTTGTTCTGTATAATCTGTCTTGAGTAAACCAACCATTACCTTTAACATTTCCCATGTACATTCAAACTCTTCTTCTTCTAAGTTTGCATACAAACATCTATCTTGTGCATAGATGTGGTAAGTGGTTTCGTCGTACATAACGTATTTGTGACCTTCACCTATTATATATGAAAATCAAGATAAAAGCAAATTACAATAAATTTATGTTAAATGCTAAGCTCATTCTATCTTCATCTTTTTGATTCGGGTTAACAAAATGTTTTAAATCTGCAGGGAATACTACTACATCACCTTTCTTATTTTTACTTTCCCAGATGCTACAATCACCTACTTCTAGACGATTGTGAGAGTTTGGATTATCAAAACATATATCCCCATCAGTTAAATACCATACTAAAGATAGATTGCAATTAGGATGTGTATGTATAAGATTCCAATCTCCTTTCTTATTAACATTTACCCACCAACTCTCTACCACTGGTTTTTTAGACTTTAAATATTTACTACTTATTTTATATAATATCTCTTCAACTACCTTTCTACCACGAGGATGGAATTTATCTATTTCCACTATATCACTCTGATACCCTCCTCTATTCGATCTCTCATATTCTAACTTAGGAAAATCAGGAGACTTCATCATTTCTAATAGTCCTTCCTTAATAGTATCAGTTACATCTAAGGGAGCTTTATCAAACCATAGAGGTGTAGGCCATAGTAGATATAAATCTTTGTTTTCTTCTGTCATTTACTTAAAATAACTATACCATGTTCTCTTTTATTATTTAAAGAAAGATAATCTATATTAGCAGGTATACTCGTCTGATGATGTATAGTACCTCCTAGACTTATTCTATCAGAACTTACACGATCAACCTTATGATAAGTAGATGATGGAAAGATTTGCATATAACCTTTTTTATTTGGATAGTTTTGTACCTTCATATCATACTCGCTTAAACCCTCATATACTTTTCCCGCAAGTATATAAGAAGGACCAGGTTCAGTATCTCCATCAATAAAAATATTAAAAGATAGAGCATCTCCACGATGTTTATGCCAACCAATACCATCACCCTTACGATATATGTTTATCCAACTTTGAACCATGATAGGCCATTCCAGTGGTGCTTCCGTTGCATTTAAAAAACTTACTAACCTTTCTGCATATATGGGATGGTCTCTAAAAAAATTATATCGATTATAGCTATTAGTGGTTAAGGAACTATTATATTTCTCGCTAGGGTCGCTATCTTTTAATTCTTTTTCTTTCTTGTAGGCATATTGCTTTATCTCATTACACTCGTCGTTAGTAAAAAATGGAAACTCTTTTATTAACATCTCTAAAGGTGTAGTTAATAGCTGCATGAAAAGGTAGTGAAGGGGTTTTTTACCTCGGAAAAATTTTGGCGATTTTTATATATACATCTCGAATTGTCACCTCTGTAGGTTAGGGACTTATCGATTTTTATAAACGCAACGCCACACGGCACGGCATCAACGAAAAACGCATAATACTGCCAATACGCATATAACAATTATAGCATATTCGTGCATAAACTGTCAAATAGCACCCACACAGTTTGTAACAGTAACTGAGT